TCCTGCATATGAACTTAAGATGTCAATCCCTGCTTCAGGAAATATTTCTGGCAAGGTAACTGCAACTCTTGATGTAGCAGATATTTTCGGCAACGCTGTTGCTGATACAGTAACTGTTACTACTCTTGGTGGCGCAACTGCTGGAACTGTAACTGCTGATGCTCTTGTAACAGGTCGTTACACATCAGAGATTTCGCTTCCTGCTGCTGCTGGAACTGTTGCTGTTGGAGCATCTATTGTTGCACCAACCTCTGTTCCAACAATTAAGTTGGCAACAACTTCTCAGACTGCAATCGTAACAGTATCTGATCTTGCAACTGCACTTGCTGCAGAACGAGCAGGTCGTGCTGCTGATAAGGCTGCTGCTGATCAAGCACTCTCTGCTGCTCTAGCAAAGGCTGCTGCTGATGCTGCAACTGCTAAGGCTGCTGCTGATGCTGCTGCTATTACTGCTGCTGCTGAAATTGCTAAGTTGAAGGCTGATGCTGTAACTGCTAAGGTTGCTGCAGATAAGGCTCTCGCTGATGCACAGGCTGCTGCTAAGGCAGAACTTGATAAGGTCAAGGCAGATAATGCTAAGGCTCTTGCTGACTTGAAGAAGGCTTTCAATGCACTCGCTAAGAAGTGGAATGCAAAGAATCCAAAGGCAAAGGTTACACTTGTTAAGTAATTAACTTAAATAGTGTTAAGATAGGGGGAGAGGGGAAACCTTCTCCCTCTAACTATTTAAGGAAGTGATTAAATTGGTTAACCCAGTTCCAGGTAAAAAAATTACCACAAAGTATCGTATTCCAGGAAAGCATTGGTCTTGCGGATATCACACTGGAGTAGACTATGCAGCACCTGCAGGTACAGAGGTTGTTGCTTGCAAAGGAGGCAAAGTTTTAGAAGCCAAAGACGGAGTATCTTTTGGTGGCTCGTATGGTCTCTCAGTTATTATAGATCATGGCAAAGGTATGAAAGCAGTATATGCACATCTATCAAAAATTTCTGTAAAGTCTGGAGATAAAATAAAGGCTGGACAAAAAATAGGTGAGATTGGTTCAACAGGAAATAGTACTGGACCACATTTACATCTTGAAGTAAGAACTTCTCCGTGGAGATATGCTAATAAAGACATTGATCCTGAAGTTATAATTAATTTTGAACCTAATGTTTAAATAAAATGTTATAATAAGCCTATCAAGCATTGCTTGCGGAGGTCAGGAGATTAAAAAATTAATAAGAATATTGTCAGCGTCACTACTGGCTCTTGGCTTCAACTTATGGATTCCAGAAAACGCTAACGCAACCTGTGTAAATTTTATACAATCACAAACCATATCAGCAGCATATAATGGTGATGCCGAACCTACAGTGCATCATATGGATACTTGCTCAGGTGACGATGTATCTTATCAAATACCAATTGCAACTACCGTGACTTTTGACGGGGTACAATATGAAAACATTTACGCTACAACTAACTCAGTAATTACCTTTGGTCAACCTGATCCCACATACTGGGCATATCCTAATACACCATCTATCTCCCTATACTCAATGGACTGGTTTCCAGGAGTAAGCAATACATCTGGTTTGGATATATATTATTCAGAGGGCGGATTTCAATTAAATCTAAATATGGTCCCTTTTGGTAACTATGGGGCACAACCAAGTACAGTAAATATATTAGTGGCTATTACTAATACTGGCGGTTTAGCGGTGTCCTATAGTTATCAAGGTCCTGAATATCAAAATCTTAGAACAGGGGTAAGGCTTCACAATGGAGATATTGTTTCTCTTGAGGCCTGGGGTGCCACACAGGTTTCTCCTAATTCACCTGCCCCTATATTGCAGGCAGAGCCTATTCCAGAGCCTTCCCCTACACCTACTCAGCAGCCATCTCCAGAACCCTCTCCAACGCCCACAGAAGCCCCTATAACGCCCGAAGAACAGCAAGAGCAGGTAGCAGAGGCAGCGCAACTCGCTAATGAAATATCAGACTTAAATAATCTTATTGCTTCGATAAATGGTGATGAACCAGCAGAAGAAGTTACTCCAGAACCAGACCCTACACCAACACCTGACTCTACAGAAGAACCAGATTTACCTGAACCTGATGTTGAAGTTGATCCAGAGATTATTACTCCAGAGGATCCAAGATTCCCTGATGATGAGCAAACTGAACCAGAAGATCCTACTCCTTCTCCAAGCCCTGATACCACAGATGGTGGCAGCGAAGAGACTGATCCAACTCCAGAGCCTTCAGAAGAGCCAACATCTCAGCCAGAGGAAACAGATCAAGGTCAAGAGCCTGAACCTGAGCAACCTGTTGAGGAAGAGCCTATAGTGCCAGCACCAGATAATAATGACACAGATGATAGTAATCCAATTTCAGCAGATGAACTTAATAAGTTAAATAAACTAATTGGACAAAACGATGCTAAGTTGGCTGCCGAATTATCAAACATGCTAACCGAATTATCTCCAAAAGAGGAAGAAGCAGTAGCAGAAAGTCTTGGAATTAAGGCAGAAGAAATAGCAATAATTGCAGAAGCAATTAAAGACAACCCAGCAATAGCAGTAGCATTTGTAGAGTTTGCGGGTAGAGCAGAAGAAAACGCAGATTTCCTAATGCCTTACACATTAGCGGATGCTATTACTGAAGTACAAACAGAAGCATTTTTAGCAGACCCACTTGGGGTATTAACAGATATAGATTTTGAAACATTGCTAAGTCCTACAGAATGGGGTAAAGATATGACAGATGACCAAAGAGAAAAGGTTCAAGAGGTAGTTATTCCTGTCATTTTGGTAGGAAATATTGTTAGTTCGGTTATGTCACTAAGGAGGTTATAATATGAACATGATTAAGAAGGTACTTAAAGGACTCTTAAAGTGGTTTAAGGCTGCTATTATTGAGAGCATAGCCCAAGTATTTACTATCCTTGGCTTCTTTATTGCTTGGCTTACTCTTACAGGTACCGCCCAGCAGGTAGTGGGAATAGCCACATTAATATCAATAGTCCTATGGCTTGTTACTATCCCGCTTCGTGAAGAGAAAGAATAACTTGGTATAATATAGATATGAAGATTCGTCATACTTTACTATCGTGTATACTTGTATTAGGCCTTGGTGGCTGTGGGTATGACGGTCATTATCGCTATCCATGCCAAGACCCAGCCAACTGGGAAAAGGCAGAATGTAACCCACCTATATGTGAGGCTACAGGAACTTGTACAAAAGACTTGATAGGAAAACAGGATGAGTAAAAAAGAAAGATTAACACCGCAGGATCTTGACGCACGACTTAAGTTTATTCTTGGCATAACGCTTGGAACAATTTTATTAGCGACATCATTAGGAATTTTGTACGCTCTTATATTTGTAACCCAACCAATTGGAGCACAGTCAGAAAATGATAAGATGTTCTTCAATGTGTTGGGATCAGTAGCGACATTTATCACAGGAACACTTGCTGGTTTATTGATTGGACAAAGCGGTGCTAAAGATATTATGCAGGCACAGGTAGATAACAAAAAAGTAGATTCAGAAATTAGAATGGCAGAAGAAAAATTAGATGTAGAACTTGACGAAGTTAGAGCAAGACTTTCTGCCAAGCCAGATGGCGCAATGCCAGCAGAACAACCAGTAGATGAGGAATGGGATAAATAATTATGAAGGATGAATTTCCAGTACCACCAGAAACAGATAAGGCGCCAGCAGGAACGGCTGCTCGTTTAATACAAGTTGCAAAGTCTCAGGTAGGATATATTGAAGGCCCAAAGGATAATGAAACAAAGTATGGGGCCTATACAAAGGCTAACTTTCAGCCATGGTGTGGATCTTTCGTAAATTGGTGTGCTAATGAGGCAGGCGTAAAAGTACCCAATACCGTTTACACCCCTGGGGGTGCTGCTGCATTTAAGAAAGCAGGGTCGTGGATTGATGGAGATTTAGCAGATCCAGAGCCAGGAGATATCGCCTATTTTGATTTCCCATCGGACGGTGTCGATAGGATTAGTCACGTAGGAATTGTTATTGAGGACAACGAAGATGGAACAGTTTGGTGCATTGAAGGTAATACAACTGGAGATGGCAAAAAGGGAAGCCAAAGAAATGGCGGAGAAGCCTGTAAGAAACTCCGTGCATTTAAGAAAAACAAAAAAGGCGTACAAATATCAATAGTAGGATTTGGTCGTCCTAAATTTAAGGGATCTGGAGCAGTAAAATCTCAGGAGCCTGAAAAATCAAATAAAACTACTAAAAAGGTAAAACTATGTCCAACATGTGGACAAAATATGCCTAAAGGTTTGACAGGCGGAGGCGGTTCTGGTACACTTATTCAATAGCACAGAAAGGCTATTCGATGACCTGTATTGCAGTAGTTCGTGATAAAGTAAATAATAAAATTTGGATGGCTGGCGATAGAGGCGTATCCGATGATAATACTATTAATGTATGCTCAAGTTCCAAGATATGGAAAAAAGACGGGTATTTATTTGGGTATGCTGGCTCTATGGATGGCGATAGGTTAAAGCATCTATTTGTTCCCCCAACATTTGATGGCAGGGGCAGCATAGACAAATTTATGTATAGTAAATTCCTTAAAGCACTTAGAAAATTTTATGAGGAGTGGTGGGTTGATACCTCATCGTCATCAGATTTTGGCATGCTGATTTGTGTCAGAGGTAAAATATATGAACATAATGCAGGAGATATGTCTTTAACACAATATGATCAAGACTATTTAGCAATGGGTTCTGGTGGGGATTTAGCATTAGGCTCTTTATATTCAACACAAAAGCAAAAGGATGCAAGAAAAAGAGCAGTATTAGCAGTTAACGCTGCCCTTGCACATTCTATGTCTTGCAAAGGCCCTATTGACATTCTAAGCATTTAGGGGTATACTAAATATATGAATCATATGGGTATGGAAGACTTGTCTCCAGACGAGCAAGAGTTTGGTATTTGGCTGCAAAGCGGTATTGAAAGAGGATGGATAAGCAATCCTTATTGTCACACGCACGACGGTGGCTATGAATACATGAGTGAAGAAGAATTGTCAGAGTGGGAAGATGGCGGAGACCCATGTGAGCATGTAGTTAGGATTTTTATATAATGAAAAAACTTTTTGTTTTAGCAATTGCATTATTACTATTTCCTGTAAATGCTCATGCCACTGGAAATATAGTTGATGCTACTGGAAATATTTTTCTTGCTCCATTAAGATATCAAGAATTAAATACAAAATATGAAGATTGGGAAAATCCCCCATGTGGAGCATCGCTTATTACCCCACAAATTGCAGTAACTGCTGCACACTGTGTTCTTTATGTTGGACAGGGTACTGGCTTTAAGAGCGGGGAAGTTTGGATTCAAGAGCCTGGCAAGAATAAGTCTAATCAATCTGCAAATAGGGCTAAAGTTACTAAAATTATTTATCCAAAAGATCTGTCTGCAAATCAGTGGAAGGTCCCATACCACGATATTGCATTTTTAATTTTGTCTAAGCCATTAGTTGATAAAGTTCAGTTTGAAGTGGCAACTCTTGAAGAGGTTAGGTCATTAATTGATAACTCCTCAACATTATATGGATATGGTCATTTTTTTGGAGATCTTTCAGCATTAGAGTCATGGAGAACAAGTTCTAATAAGTTTCCTCATGCTGATCCAAGAAGAGGTACTGTGACTGCTGTTAAAAATGGTCCACACAATAAAGATATTTGGATAGGATTTCCATATACAATATATTATAAGGTACCACCATGCCGTGGTAATCATGGTTCTGGGACACCAATTACTGCAATAATTGATGGTAAGGAAAAATTAGTTGGTATTGAGGGGTCGTCTTCTGGATGGTCTTGCGATAATAATCCTTACTCTAACATTGTACGTGCTATGGTTGTGGCTAATTATTTAGAATTAATTAAAGATATTGTTGATAATACAAAGACAAATAGTGTTGAATCAGAAATTAAAAAAGAGAGTACAAATATAAAAACAAATAAAGAAAAAATTGTTTTTGTTTGTCAAAATAAAAAAGGCAATAAGATAACATCATACAGGTATAGTGCAAACAATATTAAATGTCCTAGAGGTTATTCTTTAATTAAATAACTATGGTCTGTGGCGCAATGGCAGCGCAATCGGCTGTTAACCGATGGGTTGTAGGTTCGAATCCTACCAGACCAGCAAGGTCCGTTAGTTCAGTTGGTTAGAACGCTACCCTGTCACGGTAGAGGTCACGAGTTCAAGTCTCGTACGGATCGCTTTGGCACTATCGTCTATCGGTTAGGACATCGCCCTTTCACGGCGGAAAGACGGGTTCGATTCCCGTTAGTGCTACGCCTTCGTAACTCAGTGGTAGAGTATCCGCCTTGTAAGCGGAAAGTCGTCAGTTCAATCCTGACCGAAGGCTCTGGTATAATGGAAAACATATGCGTATATTAGGTATTAATGAAACAACACATGATGCATCTATAACATTAATTGATGATGCAAAGATAATTTTTGCTGGGCATGCTGAAAGATTTAGTAAACAAAAAAATGATTGGTTTACTAATGATGAGTTAATAGATTATGCGTTGTCATTTGGAAAACCAGACACAATAGCATATTATGAAAATAGATGGTTAAAAAAGGCCAGAATCTTGACTCGTGGAGGTTTCGGTGGCAATAAGCCATACTATCTAGAACGAAAAGATCTTAGGTGGATTCCTCGTGAATCTTTTAGCCATCATTATTCTCATGCTTCAGCAGGTTACTATACAAGTAAATTTAATGATGCAGTTATAGTAGTTCTTGATGCCATTGGAGAATATAACACTTCTACTATTTGGGTTGGCGAAGGCACAAAAATTAGACAGGTATATAAAAAGAATTATCCGTATAGTTTTGGATTATTCTATTCTGCTTTTACGCAGTTGGTTGGACTAAAGCCAAACGAAGAAGAATACATATTCATGGGAATGGCTGCTTATGGAGACTGGACAAGATATTATTCAAAAATTAAAGAATATTTTCCACATGTAGATATTCAAAAATATAATTTTCATAAAGGAATATATGATTGGGATGAGATAATAGATGATCAAGCAAAATTTGATATTGCTGCTGCTGTACAAAAGGTATATGAAGATAGGCTTGTAAACTTTATGGCAAAAGCACAACAACTAACTGGAAAAAGGAATTTGGTTTTTATGGGCGGATGCGCCTTAAACTGTGCAGCGAACACAATGCTTTGGAGAATGTTTGATGATGTTTGGATTATGCCAAACCCAGGCGATGCAGGATCTTCTCTTGGCGCTGCAGCCGCAGCCTATGGAAAACATTTAGATTGGAATCATCCATATCTAGGATATGATTTAGGTGGAAAATATCCAGTAACAGAAATAATTACTGGCTTGGTTAGGGATAAAATTGTAGCAGTGGCAACTGGAAAAGCAGAATATGGCCCAAGAGCATTGGGAAATAGAAGTATACTAGCAGACCCCAGGGATCCAAGCATTAAGGATAAAGTAAACCTAATTAAGAAGAGAGAACTTTTTAGACCATTTGCTCCAGTAGTTATGGAGGAATATGCACACAAATGGTTTAAAATGAATTTTACAAGCCCTTATATGCAATATGCTGTTGAGTGTTTGCAACCAGACAAGATACCTGCCGTTATACATAAAGATGGAACTTCAAGGGTACAGACAGTAAATAAAGATCAGCATCCAGGTCTGTATGAAGTTTTGTCAAATTGGTATGCTATGACTGGAGTTCCTATATTACTTAACACTAGTTTAAATATAAAGGGGCAGCCATTAATTAATGATGAACAAGATATAATTAATTGGGAAAATCAGTATAATTTTAAAATTATTGGTGGTGGTAATAATGTTTAAAAAAATAAAAACATGGATATTGAGGTATAGAGCAAAAAAGGCAATAAAAAAAATAAATAATGACAGAAATTGGATATATTGATGAACGATAAAGAAGAATACTTTAAAAAACAAAAAAAGTCATTATTAAAAACAAATCAGGTAAAACGATTTTGGACTATAGATGAGTATGGTCATGGATTTTTTTTACCAATGACAAGAACAAGAGACTTCGAGCCTATTTATAATGGTAAGTTAGACAGCCTAAAGCCTAACGAAACCTACACCTCTATGTGGGCAGAATTTGATACAAATCCAAATATGGTAGATGATTATTCAATATCATATAAAATGAACAAAGATGGTTTTAGGTCTGATAACTTTATTAAAAAACATGAAGGGCTTCACATCTTGTTTGCGGGGTGCTCAGAAACTTTTGGCTCTGCTGCAAATCTAAATGATGTTTGGGCAAAGATGTGCTATGATAAAATTAGTTCTTATAAGAGGGTTTCTGGATATTTTAATATAGGTCATCCTGGCGCCAGTATGTTCACTATATTAAACCAAATATTAGTTTATATAGAAAATTATGGCAGTCCAGACTTGCTTTTATTAAATGTACCTAATTTTGAAAGAACATACGGATGGAGTTTTGATCATAATCAAATAATGCAAGAAACAGATCAAGGCATTCACTCTAATAAGAAAAAATATTTTGATCGAATATTTCAAAACGCATACTTGTATTGGACGTTAGAAAGAATGTGCAAGATCATGAATATAAAACTAATCTGGTCATGTTGGCAGCAGGTAGATGCCTTTAATATTGAATTTCTTGATATTTTTAATAATTATATTTCTATTACCAATGCAGAGGACTTTGGCAAGTATCATATGGAAAATTGGGATAAATATAAAGACATACCTTATTCCTTAGTTAGAAGAGATGCCCAGCACCACGGTACATTTATTCATAGATATTGGGCAGACAAATTTATTGAAGCAGTGAACAATTATGAAATTTGATTTGTATACAGAATACTTATCTAAACTTAAGGCTAATGATGACTTTGTTAGTATAATGGAGGCAAGGGTTGAGTCAATCCTAAAAAATTTTCAACAGTCTGCAATGAATCACCCGTTTGCTAGTAAGGGAAAAAATTTTTTACCTATATACGATATAGATAGGATTTTGGAAAGTAATCAAAAATATTATTCACTAAATTCTGAAAGGCTGGACAGTTCTTATTTAAACAACAAAGACATTGAATACAGTTTAAACAATGAAGGATTTCGTGGAGATGATTTTAAAAGCAATCATGAAGGCTTGCATGTTTTATTTGCAGGATGTTCAGAAACTTTCGGAAACTCATCAAGAATAGAAGATAACTGGTCTCATATTGTTTATGAATATTTAAAAGAAAAAAATAAAATGTCTGGATATTTTAATGTAGGATTTCCAGGTGGAAACATAGAGATAATAATTCATCAAATTATGAACTATATCTTGAGATATGGGGCACCCGATATTTTATTAATTATTTTTCCCAATATAGAAAGAAAAATTTGTTGGGTAGACAATAAGTTTAAATTAAAAAATAAAAAAACTGAAATAGAATTAAATACAAATTTGTCAGACGATCAAAAACAATATTTTGAGGATTTATATAGTGCATGTTTGACCTATATGCAACTATCCTTGTTTTGTAAAATATTAAAAATTAAACTTCTATTTTCTACTTATGATAGCGTAGACTCTCTTGGAATTAAAACTTTGTTTAATTTCCCCGAATTTATCTCTATCAATAATAGTAATGATTTTATGAAATATGCACAAACCTTAACCGAATATGAAAAAAGAGAAGATTTATTCATACGCAGAGATAATAGTCATAGAGGAGTTGCCTTTCATAAATTTTGGGCAAAAAGGTTTATTGACAAATTAGAGGATGATGGTATAATATATAAGGAGGAGAAATAATGGAACTTATTGGACACCCGCTTTTAAGAAACTACCCTGGAAATATTGACACAGATATTGAGTGGCACTATATATCTAAAGAAGATTATATGGAGATGGAGTCAATACTTACTGAAGGTGTTACCTTTTTTGATCCATTTATTATTGATAATTTTTATCCTCAAGACATGTTTGATGAATTAGTGTCAATTTGTAATTCTTTTGATCTTTCCAAAATAGATTATTCTAATCAAATGAATAAATGGGAACAGGTTGTTAATATACCTCAAAAATTTATCGATTATGCAGTAAATAAAATAAGAGATGCTTTAGGCACATCAGATATTCACTATGCCTATCATATGTATGCACATCATCAAATAACTTCAGAGGGCAGAGTTCCAAAACTTCCATTACATATAGACTGGGCACCAGGCGCATATATGGTAGATCTTCATATTGGAGGCAATCGTGATTGGGGCTTTGTTGCAAGATATGAAAACTTTATCACTAAGCCAAATCAGGCTGTCATTTGTCAACCACAGTTTGACTTTCACTATAGACCCAAGTGGAACTCTCAAGATACAAATGAATATTATCAGGCACTATTTTTTCATCTTGTTAATAGAAATAACTGGTCTATTCCAAATGAGTCTATTAAGCAGAACAGATCAGACTATCTAAATTCTAAATATAATTTTGGAATAGACTTTAGAGAAACTGAAATTTTTAAAAATTTTCAAGAGCAAAGAAATTTAATTTTTAACAGATTGTATACAAGATCTATGATGGCAAAAGGATTGCCCCTGCCTCCGTGGGACGAAATTCCTTCTGAGCAAGACACCAATATACATCAAAGAAAGGGAGTAATCCCTGCAAACAATATAAATCAGAATGAGGAGAAGTGATTGATGGAATCAAGTAAAAAAAGTTTAATAAAAACTATAAGTTGGGAATCTTTCCATTTAATAGGAGTTGCTGGAGTAATTTATTTATTTACAGGTGAATGGGAATATGCAAGCCTAGGAGCACTAATATATATAGGATGGGAAGCAATTGGTTACTATATTCATGAAAGAGTATGGGCAAAGTTTGGGAATAGGGTAAAATAATGAGAATTAAAATTATTAAATTTGTTGTAAAACTATTGGGATACGAATGGTCTGGTGATAATCTTAATTTGCCAGTTTGGCAGGTAAAGGCTAAGAAGAAGGGCAAGTAATGCCCTACGTTATTTCTAGCGCATGCATAGATATAAAGGATAAGTCCTGTATCGAAGAGTGTCCTGTTGATTGCATTTATGAGGGTAACAGGATGATGTATATAAATCAGGATGAGTGTATTGATTGTGGGGCATGTATGCCAGTGTGCCCAACAGAAGCAATATATTGGGAAGACGACCTTCCTGAATCTGAAAAAAAATTCAAACGAATTAATACTGAATTTTTTATACCAATAGGAAATTTGCAGGGAGCAAGAAATCAAATTGACAAAGATATGGATCATCCAGAAGTAAAGGATACATAAAGTGCCGAAGTATGAGTATTGCTGTAATAGATGTGAAAAATTTTATATCATAGAACGATCAATCAATGAAGACGACCCTGGATATAAGTGTACACTGTGTCAAGAAAATTTAATAAGGGTTTATAGTTCTGTGGGGGTGATTTTTAATGGTTCTGGATTTTACAAAACAGATAACAAAAAATAAAGAAAAAAGAATATACGTTATGATTCCAACACTTTTTGATGACTCTATTTATGGAACTGTGCTTGACGCAATAGACAAGGCTACTTATCCAGAAAGATTGACTTTTGGCCTATCTATTCAAGGGGTAAGCAATATAGATTTTTCAACTATAAAAAATGAAAAACGTATTCTATTTCTTGATAAAAATATTGCCTATGGAGTTGGAAAAACAAGATATCATTTGCAGCAACTACATAATGATGAGGACTATATTCTAAGTATTGACTGCCATACAGGATTTCAGGATGGATGGGACGTTTCTTTAATAGAAGAGCATTCTAAGTTGGGCAGCGACAAGGCAGTAATAACACAATTTTTGTATGATACCTTTGCAGATAAAAAATATGCAAAATCTAAATATGTATACTCTGAAACAGATAATTGGTGTGTTATGTATTTGCCACATGCTGATCTTAAAAATGTTTCTTTTGTTACTGGAAGTAATAAAACACAACGGGCAGCGCCACACTTTTTATTTGCCACAAAAGAATTCGCAAAAATACCATATCCATATATGTATTTTTGGGGGGACGAAGACTCTATGCTTTCTATAAAATTATATTGCAATGGTTTTGATATGTATGAATTAGAAAGCACTTTTTTAACTACAGTTTCTAAGGATAAGTGGTCTTGCATTAGAAGAACTCAGTGGTTTTGGACTGCAGCCTCAAAATATACAACACAATATAATATTAAAAATTTACCAAATCATATACATGATGAAGCATTAGGGGAAAAGGCGCTATTTGAATATGATTATCATGACTTAGAGTATTCCTATCATTTACTAAATTCTGAAAAAAATGATGGGGTAAACCTTTCATTTGAATTTGCTAATTTGCTTGAAAACGGCTATAATGATATACTAAAGGAAGACTGGAGGGGTCCAGTCCGTTCCCTGTGGGACTATTTAAAATTTCATAACATAACAACAGAACAATTAAATAATACAATTAGTCTATTGAGAAAAAGGTCGGGTAAAATATGATAAGAATGAAGACAAAAGAGCAAGAGCCACAGTGGATTCTACAGGTGGCGGACAGATGCGATAGTTGTGGGGCACAGGCTTTGGTGAAAGTTACTGGCGTAACTGGAGAATTATATTTTTGTGGTCATCATTATAATAAAATTATGGATAATGCCGTTGGGTATGACAAGATGATGAAGTTTGCCTATGAGATTGTAGATGAAAGACACAAACTTGACGAGAATAGACAACAAGGAGAGTCTTATTCGTGAGCAAAGACTCTGAAAACTTTAAGTTTATATTTCATGGGAATTATGACGTATTGCCGATAAAAAAATATTTAGACAAGTATCACTCTGAATGGCTTACGGACACAAGTAGACAAGATACATATTCGGCACATAGACATACTAACTCTATCTTTATCTATGATATAGACGCTTCTTGGAATCCAGGGGATATGTATAAGATAGAGACTAAGACCAATGATCAAGATTTAATAGAATTATCATTGCCAATAATTAATAACTTAGAGAAAATTCATAAAGGAAAAGTCGGAAAGGCTGTATTTATTAAATTACCCCCATTTAAAAATGTAGACAAGCACAAAGATGTTGGTGGATACTTGGAGTCAGTTAGAAGGCATCACATTCCAATAATTACCAATGAGAATGTATCGTTTGTTATAGATGGTGAAAAAAAATTTATGGATGTTGGTGAAATTTGGGAAGTAAACAACAACAAAATGCATCAGGTATGGAACGAAGGAGATACGGATAGGATTCACCTTTTAATAGACATAATACCTAATGATATAATAGGAGATCATCATGTATGAATATAGAGTAAAAAAAATAACGGGAGTTGTGGATGGAGACACTGTTGATGTTGACATTGACCTTGGCTTCAATGTGTCCTACTCCCAGCGAGTACGCCTTGCTGGTATTGACACTCCAGAATCACGGACCAAAGACAAGTTTGAAAAAACTCTCGGACTTGAGGCAAAAGAGTATTTGAAATCTAAACTGAAAGATGCTACACTTATAGTTATTAAGACAGAAAAGCCAGACTCGTCTGAGAAGTATGGACGTATTCTGGGATGGCTTTATGTTGATGGTGATACCGTCTCAATCAATGATCATATGATTGAGGACGGCTATGCCTGGGGCTACCTTGGAGATACCAAGGTTAAAGATTTTAGCGCTTTGGCAAAGCAGCGAGAGAAAGCAAAAAATGCAAAATAATATTGATATCGACCATCTAATTTTAAATGGTGTGCTCGAACCAGTGGGGCTAGATCAGGAAACTGGTGAAATGTTGTATAACTTTACTAGTAAACTAGAAAAGATTTATCCAGAGTTGCATAGAGAAGCAATGAATATGGTAAATCAAAAAGTAATGCGACTTTGGGAGCAAGGTTTTGTAGAAATAGACCTTACTTCAGAAAATCCACTTGTTAAATTAACATTAAAATCTTTTGATGATGCTGAAGTAAGTCGCTTAGATAGCGACGATCAATATAGTCTAAAAGAGATAAAAAGAATATGCTCTAATTAGTAGTATAATGGTTGCATTATGGAGTATCTCGTAGGCTTCTTTAGTTCTTTTATTTTAATATATTTTGTTGCTAAAGTAAGCAAAATAATGGGGCATCTAAATAATCAGCCAATAAGAACTATTAAAAAACGTCAAAGTGATATTCATGCAATTGTATACCCTTTACTTCAGGTATATCATGCCTCTGTGGGTAGTAATAGGCCAAGAAAAAAAACACAATCTATGGTTCATGAAGAAAAAAATAGCATTAAGGTAATAATAATGGACAACAATGCCTATTGGATCAAGGATAATGTTTTTTATACAGCAGAAATATCAATTGATGGAAATGTTAATAAAGATACGACCAGGGTGGTTGACATCATGACCATGAATAGGGTACAATTGGATAAGATGCTGTTTATTGTAGATAAATTACGAGAAGGGATTGCAAATGATAGTGGGGGTAAAGGGAACTAGTAGTTTTGACGACTACCACGTTTTCCTTCGTGCTATTGGGGTTGCGCTTTCTAGTTTACCAGAAAACGATTCGCACTTTTATATTTATTCTGCTGGCCCAGCGCCAGTAAATAAAATGGTTATGGAATTTGTAAATATATCAGAACGTGGGATGAAGTCTAGAAATAAAAAAATAAAGATGTACAAGGTCGCTCCATCTTGGATAGAAGAAAATATGAAAGACGTGGATTATTTTATATTTTTATCCAAAGAAAACGAGCCAGTGTCACGCCTTGTTCGTGAAGCAGAACTTAATAATGTCGAAGTAGGAGTATTTAGATACTAAGGGAATATATGAATATACAATCATTAGAACAAATGGAACAAATTGTAAAAAATAGCAAATCACTTTCATGGGATGGGTGGGATGTTATAAATAGATATAAGTCTGAAAAGGCCAGGACGTCGAAGTATGGACAATATATTAATGGTAGATGGTATATGGTAAAAAGATTTAAGCCTACACGTAATGGCTGGGATATACCAGAAAGTTTAATAAATGCACAAACTTAAATGGAAAGATAGTGCAGCCTGCATAGATTATGACACTAACATATTTTTTGATAAATATGAAGAAGAAGAGCCACTGAGATTAGCGGTTGATAAGTTATGCATGAAATGTCCTGTTGTAAAAACTTGTTTTGCTGTTGGTGTTTCCACAAAAGAGTGGGGAGTTTGGGGCGGGATTTATTTAGAAAGTGGAACAATATCTAAAGAGTTTAATAATCATAAAACCGCACAAGATTGGGCAGATATATGGCAAAACCTAACAATGGGAAAAGATGAATAATAAAGAGTATTTAGAATTTTTAAGAAAAAAAAATAAAGATATTTTATCAAAATGCTATTACTGCGATGGTTTTGCATTAACAATAATTGCTGATGGATATGCAATAAAACCAGTATGCAAAGATCATGATATTAGATCGCTTGAAGAAATTGAGGAGGAAATAGAATGATAATTCAGATAATCGGTTTACCTGGATCTGGTAAGACTGCATTAGCGGTAGCACTTAGGGAAAGAATAAATGCAATTCACCTTAATGCCGATGAGGTGAGGTCTACAGTTAATTCTGATCTTGGGTTTACCTCAGAAGATAGGGTTGAGCAGGCTCGGCGCATGGGAGAGATGGCGAGACTAATTGGAAGCCAGGGCGTTGCTCCTGTCATTGTTGATTTTGTTTGTCCTACCACAGAAACAAGAGAAGCCTTTGGCCCAGCAGATGTTGTTATTTGGGTAGACAGGATTAAGCAAGGCAGATTCGAAGATACAAACAAAATGTGGCAAGATCCAGAAAGATTTGATATTAGAATTTTGGATGGATACACCCTAGAAGAAGAGGTAAACACAGTCATACAGGTAGGTGGATTGTTTGATTGGTCTGCCCCAACCACTTTACAGTTAGGTAGATACCAGCCTTGGCATGAGGGTCATCAGGCTCTTAAAAAAGAGGCTCACAAAAGAACTAAGCAGGTATTGGTTGGTGTTCGCAACACATACAAGACATCAGAGAAAGATCCACTAAAGTATAATGAAGTCGCAACATATATCAAACAAGATAATCCATTTAAAGATACATTAGTCTTACGACTACCAAACATTACTAATATTGTTTATGGTCGTGATGTTGGTTATAAGATTGAACAAGTAGATTTGGGGGCAGATATTCATGCTATTAGCGCTACTGAAAAGCGTAAGCAAATGGGCATTTAGTATTATAGAAAATGCTGGTAAGGCAATAAATGATGCAGACGAAAGAATATACTTTGGGGAAAAGATAGATGAGAGTAACGAAGAGTAGATCTTTTGCAAAGGCTTGGAGTTACAGAGTTTTTGGTACCTTGACTTCTTTTATAGTTGTGTATATAATTACTGGTGAGGCTGTTTTGGCTACTGCAATTGCATTATGGGAAACCGTGCTAAAAATAGGAGTTTATTATTGGCATGAAAGAATTTGGGACAGGATACAGTGGGGTAGAAAATAATGTATACAGATGCTATGCGTAGGGCTTTTAGATCTCTTGATCATTTTGCACCTAAAGGGTTTCAGTTAGAGTTAGTCGATAATGATAGTTTTATTACTGTTCGTGCCTCAGAAAAATCTTTTATGTCCCTACTTGACGAAGATAAGCGTCGTGCTGTAGAATATATGGTGAGAGTCAAAAAGGCTCTTGAGGATAATGGAGCAATTGTCCTTTTAGTTCGTGAAGGCGGTAAAGAGTAATGCAAACATTTCTACCATCCCCAAACCCAATGTCTTCTGCAAGATTTTTAGATAGCAAACGACTTAATAAGCAAATACTTGAATGCTATCAAATCCTTAATGTGCTATCTGGCAAGTCTCCAACTGGTGGATGGCGCAATCATCCTGCCGTTCTAATGTGGAAAGGCTATGAGCGAGGTCTATGGCAATATGTACAAGCAATGATCTTTGAAGCACGTAAGCGTGGTATTCGTACAGAAAACAACGAGGCTAACCTTAACCGACTTAAGGATCAATGCTGGAACGAATGGGGAAATAATGTTCCTCAATTTTGGAATGATAGTACAAAACTTATGCGTGTAGTTACAACTCACCGTGCTAATTTATTTGACAAAGATCCACTATATTATGCACGTTTTGGTTATGCAAAACATAGTTTATACAATCAGCCATGCTGCTCTGGATGCAAATACTATTGGGTAACACATGAGGGTAGAAATGCTTGATCTATTGATTTTTATTTTAGTAGTTATTTCTATTGGCTTCCTTTCAATAGAAAATATTAGATTAAAAAATAAAGTTAATGAGTTAAATTTTTCTCTTATTCAATCGTATCTTGACATTGAAGCAATTAAAAAAATAAATAATAAAAAAGAACAAATTGAAAAAGATCACCTAATAGCCTTTTTAGATGATAGTAGAGACTCTGCCTATTCTTACATATCAGAAGCCCAAGAAAAAATTAATATTTTTATTAATGAACTTGAATCTGATGTAAATTATTTTAATAGTTTTGAAAATATTGCAAAACAAGATATGCACTATGAGTTAATTAAAAAATTTATCAAGCATTATAATTCACTTAAAGATTTGTTGCCAAAAGATGATAAACGCTAGAGGTATTCCAACGAGCACGTGTCCGAGTTGTAGTTCGGACTTGTTTAAAGTAGTGGTTAAGTTTGATCCTGTAGATTACGAGATAGGGTTATACTATCTCGATGGAGAGTGTGCAAAGTGTGGCACATTAGTGACAGTACCAACACCATTAGATCATCCAGAGAACCATAGGAGAGCGGAATGAAGGAAATATTATTATCTACATTAACAGGATTTGGATGCGGAGTTATATTTGCTGCATTCAAACTACCAGTACCTGCACCACCAGTATTTGCTGGGGTTGCTGGTATAATTGGTTTATGGCTAGGCTACGATGCCATAACCAAGTTCATATCCTAGGAGGAAATAATGAATGAACAAATGAAAGCAATGCTTGCATCATATGGAAGATCTGTTCTCGGTGCTGCTCTTGCTCTTTATATGTCTGGCGTAACAGATCCTAAGACGCTTGCATACTCACTATTGGCTGCAATCGCACCAGTGGCATTGAGAGCAATCAATCCTAATGACAAGGCTTTTGGAAGAATGCCTGCTGTTGAGGAAATTGCAGAAGTTTTAAGTGCCGTAAAGGTAAAGAAGGCTCCTGTAAAGAAAACTGAAAAGAAGCCCGTAAAGGGTGGCGGTGGCGGAAAGCCACATCAAGTTAAGTAATTAACTTTTGGGCGGGGAGATAATTTTCTTCCCGCCCTTAAACTTACTGTCTTTCTTTGATTTGATTCTCTAAATATTCTTCAGAATATATATCATGTCCAGGCTTGTCTGTGTATTTATTATAGTCAATAGGATCGCTAAATCCTTCTGGCAAATTCCAAATTCTTCTTTTTTCAGCAATTAAATGAAAATCAAAAAAGTCTTTGACTGTTCTTTCTTTATTGGTTAAATCAATAAAATGGTTTTTCCCATATCTAAATAAATTTTCAACTTCTTTGTATGGATTATATTTAGAGTAATCTAAAACATATTTTTCTTTTTTAATATTTACTATTTCGTGATATTGCGTATGATGAAATGATCTTGTGTTATCATGAATAATAATTGCTCTATCATAATAATTATATATATTATATCCATCACAAAATAGTCTCAACGAAAACTCTGGCTCCTCTCCAAAAAATGTTATATAGGTAGACATTTGAAAATGATCAATAAAATGCTTTCCAGAAAAAACAAAATGTGCTGATAAAAAGTTTGTACAAAGTAAATGATCTACTTTGTTTTTATCAAAATCAGACTTTAGGGTATGATAGTAGGGCGCTATATCTACAACTGGAATGCCATTGGACCAGTTTAGGTTATGAAACCAAACTGGAATATCTTTGTCATCGTAATAATGATAGGTTATCTCCTTACCATAAACATCATATTTCATCATGTGTTTAGAAGACAAGATTACTTTTTTATTATTTGTTTTTTCAACAACTGTTTCATAATCTTTAATTACATAAAAATCCCAGTCTTTGATGGCATCACTATGAGAATCTATTTGCAAAAAATAATCTTCTTCAACGCACATACTTTTAAGTATACTTCTTGCTCTGGTTACTCCAAACACTTGATCTAAGTCTACACAAACTATGTCTATAGTCGTATTTGGAAATTTTGACTTCAATTCTGGGTATGTGTCATTTTGCATGCAAACCCCAAATCTCAATCTTTCAGGATGTCTTGCTTTTGATATTAGATTATTTATAGTTTCTTCTACTGAAAAAACATCTCCACGATAAGCAGCAATTGATACAAATATTTTTTTATGCATAACTTTAATTGTACCACAAGACAACTTATGATATAATTAATGTGTACCTGCCCAAAGGGGGGTATAAACTGAACTCGCTTAACAAGGAGGAAATAATGGTAAGTTCATTTGCATTGGATCTATTTAAGGATCCATTTTTTATTGGTTTCAACCGTGAGTTGGACCGTCTTTCAAATATCCATCGTGAGGCAACTCGTCAATCTTATCCACCATATGATGTGGTAAAACTTGATGAGGACACTTACAAACTATCTTTAGCCCTTGCTGGTTTTAGCAAGGACGAGGTAGAGGTTTCTGTGGATAATGGAAGTTTAGTTATCAAGGGTGAGAAAACCGAAGAGGACTCCACAAATGTCCTACATAAGGGTATCGCAACCAGAAAATTCACACGCACCTTTGCTCTTGGAGAGTATATGGAGGTTGATCGTGCTGAAATGGCAGACGGTATTCTTAGCGTCTTTGTGGAAAGAAACATTCCCGAAGAAAAGAAACCAAAAACTATCAAAATCAAGTAAATAGTGATATGATATAGTCAGTCCCTCACAGGACCTTGGGATGGAATAGTTACCATTTCCTTTATATTCGGCCTTCGTGCTTGAATTCCTGTGAGGGATTTTAATTGGTAGGTATAATAATCCTATCTATGACTGACAAAGAACTTCATAGGCAAAAGCAGGCTTATAAAAAAAGGCTGACAGAAATAAAACAGTCTAATGGGTGTGCAGACTGCGGAGAGAACAATCCAATAGTTTTAGACTTTGATCACTTAAAAGATAAAAAATACAATATATCAAGAATGATACATGATGGGTTTTCCTGGAGATCTATCAAAAAAGAGATAGAAAAATGTCAGGTAGTATGTGCTAACTGCCATAGAATAAGGACGTATAATAGACTTATAGAAAAGGCCTGCTAAGGTCTACAAGCAGAAGGTATGGTATACTTTAACTATGATTATTTTTGATGACCTGTCTATCAATAAAGAAGACTTGCTGAGAATTAAGGCTTACATCTCAAATCTACAAAATTGGATATCCGATGAAAACGATCCTTTAATAGAAAAGGTAGAAATTCTCGGATCTGGTGTTCCAACTTATGATATTTCTGATCAGATAGTTTCTTGGCTAAAGTCTTTTGCACAACGCAACAGATTAGATGTAAATAATGTTGTTAATATTTATGCTATTAAACTAAACAAAAAAGACAACAAAGAAGATATTGACTATGAACAACCAAAATATTTCAACAATGAGTTATTGTCTGTAATATTCTTTTTAGATGACTCTGATGCCCACATGTTTATTTTTAATGAAGGCGAAGAGTCAAAAGAGGAAGATCTAACTGTTTATACAATGTTTTCTCCAGTATCTGGAAGAGGCTTTGTATTAGACACCACCAAGTGGCATGCCTATTCTTTGCCATCTGGAATTGATGCTCAATATTTAATTAAAGTTGATTTTGAAGGAAAGATTGTAAGCAATCAGGCTTCTACAGTCTACGACTTGGAGTAATTTATGCCGTACAAGATTGGTGCTAAAGGGTCATATGGTTGTGATGGATATCCAGCCCTAAAAGAAGGCACCAACGAGGTTATGGGATGTCATAAGACTCGTTCTGAGGCTGCAGCACAGATTTACGCTATAAACCGCTCTGAGGGCAATATAGGCAAAGCAATGGTCAAAGAGGGCGACATGGTTATGGCCCCACATGAAGAAGAAATGTATGTTGGTCGTGTTGTTCATGTTATGACAGAAGGAATGTTAGGAACTCCAGGATCAGAATATTCCATTGAGGCAAGCCCCACTGAGCCAGCAATATTAATACAATTATTTGAAATGGAAGAAGGCGGTCTTGAAGAGACTGAGTATTTTGTTGGAGCAAAAGCATCAGAAGTAATGGTTATGCCTTCATTAGAATCAAACATAGGAATGGATAAATCTGTATCTGGCAGTCCTTCTGATGATGAAGAGGATGACGAAGACGAAGAGGATGATGTTGAAAAAGCATATGAAGGATGTGGTTGTCCAATGTGTAAAGAATTAGATGTAACCTGTGACCAATGTCCTCAATGTCAATCTGGTGAAATGAAGTCAGACTGCTGCGCCAATGTAAACAAAAAGGCCCCATGCTGGGATGGGTACGTGCAAAGAGGGATGAAGCCTGGTGATGGCGGACGCATGGTTCCCAATTGTGTTCCCGCAGAAAAAGCAGACGATCTTTGGGAAGATGATGACACGGTAGTTTATGAAACAGATTCAGTATCCAAGGCTGAGGGGTATTCTCCACCAGCAGGTGCTCGTGCAGCAGCACGTAAAGCAATTAAATTCAAAGAGCAGGGTAAAGCAAAAGGCGCAGGTACATCAGTAGGGTGGACTCGTGCAGGACAACTTGCAAGAGGTGAAACACTTTCACTAAGCACAGTTAAAAGAATGTATTCTTATTTTTCTCGTCATGAGGTAGATAAAAAGGGGAAGGATTGGGCGAATCAATCTAATCCGTCTAATGGGTACATTATGTGGTTAGCATGGGGTGGGGATGCTGGCTTTGCATGGTCACGTCGTATCGTGAATGCAGAAAAGGATAAGGCTTTATTTGCTGATACCTTTAATTCAATAGAAAAACAAAGCAAGAAAGTCCGTGGTAGCGGTAATGTCGTCTGGGAAATTTAAAAGACACGACAAGTTTAATCCTATTCAAATTAAAGATGGGATGATTGTTCGTCTTAGAAAAGATGGGACAATAAAAGCAGTCCTCGGCAAATTCGGTGAATATAAGAAGGATAAAAAATAATGGCACTACATAATCAATTATTAGTAAATGGATACTCAATCAATCCAATCAAAATAGAAAAAGATGCTATAGATTGGATGACAGATCTTGTTAATAGTATAGATATGAAAATCATCCAAGGTCCATATGCCTCATACGTTAGCAAAGAGGGAAACAGAGGTTTAACATGTGTAGTTATGATAGAGACTTCACATATAGCATTACACATATGGGATGAGCCATCTCCTGGAGAAATTCAGTTCGATCTTTATACCTGTGGTGAACTTAATATCGATTTAGTTCTTAAAAAATTAGAAAATGGATTAGGATTATTTGATTATAAGTATATCGTGTTAGAAAGAGAAACTGGCTTTAATGTTTTAAATATAAATGGCAAGGACCAAACAAAATAAAATGGGGTCCGTTGTCAAGAAGCGTCGCAAGCGCATGGCCAAGAAGAAGCACAGAAAGAGATTAAAAAGACAACGATGGGCAAGACGGAACAAGTAAAAGAACTAATTCATTTCACAGCAGACTGGTGTGTTCCATGCAAAAAAATGGAACCAATAATAAATCAGTTTATTTTAGATAATCCTGAAATAAAATATTCTAAAATAAATATAGAAAAGGATAAGGCTGATTTTGATTTTTTTAATAAAAAGTATAACATTATGTCTGTTCCAACCTTTATGGGGTTTGTTGATCAAAAACTAATAGATACTCATTCTGGAGTTGCATCTGCCTTTACATTAAAATCTTTATTCGGATAAAAAGTTTTTAAATAACTCCATAATCTCTGCAGTATATTTATCATAATCTATATCCAAAATTAAATGGCCATCTGGCAATTTATGAACTTTAATTTCTTGTCCTATTTTGAACAAAATGTCTTTTAACTGATGTTGTAGTTCCATGATCCTATTTTAGCACCCCTGGTTGGATTCGAACCAACGACAAACGGATTAGAAGTCCGCTACTCTATCCACTGAGTTACAGGGGTATATTGTTATGTATATACTATCTTACTGATGCCAGACTTAACAATTACATCATAACAAAATTCACAAGGTCTTGATAGTCTTGTTTGGCCAGATCTATTAACTCTTGCAATGTATATTTTTGCACCCTTTAGCCCAGAAACCTTTTTAATAGCATCAACTTCGGCATGAATATGAGCATCTGCAATGATATCTTCTTTATTATTATTCAATACTTGAGGATGGTTCCTTACCTTATTTATACCAGTAGATATAATTCTTCCGCCACGAACAATGATTGCTCCGTGCTTGTATCTTCTAACCTGTGATGATCTTGCCAGATTAGCAGCAATAGCCAGATATCTTTCTTCTGACTTAGAGAAATTACTTACAACTTCCTTCGGCATTTACAACACTTACCTTATCTTTTAAATAACTTACGTACCCCTGGTTGGATTCGAACCAACGCTTGCACAATTTTAAGTCGTGTGCCTCTACCACTGGGCTACAAGGGCTTGGGTGCCAGTCACGAAGTCCGTTTCTACGGAAGAATCAACTACTGGCTCTGCTCCTTAGATGCTGTCTGCTTGGGCCTGTTCGACACAGGTTATTCAACGACTACCACCAGCGTAATTTTCAGGGCAGTTGTACTCATCGAGAGGTCGAATTCCTGATGAGCCTTGTAGAGCAGGTAGGACTTGAACCTACGATAACCGAATTATGAGTTCGGGGCCTTGACCAACTTGGCTACTGCTCCTTAAACCTACTATTCGTAATCTTCTTCTATACCGTCTTCGTTCCAATCATCATGAAAACGAGGGGAGTCTTGAAACATCCCCCAGGTAGGCTGATCTTCTACCATATCTTGTCCAAACATAGATGAATATGTGTCGTTATACATAACTGCTTCTGCAAATGATCTGCTCATTTTACTGCCTTTCTGTTTAGGTTGTATACTAATTATAGAACAAGGCAAGGTAGATTGTCAAATACCGTCGTCTTCAAGCCTTCGCAATATTTCTGCGGTATTTGGATCAGCAAGCATTTCATCAAGAGCCTGTTTAACTGCAGGCCTCATTTCTGGCAGGGTATATAAATCATTCTTCGTAATATTATATAATAACTGCCTTATTCTTTCACAATCATCATGTCTATACCATGTAGAACAGTATAGTTTTTCATCATACTCAACAATATTCGGACAAGACTTATAGTCTTCAACGATCTGGTCTATAATGACTTTTTGAGCCTTTTTACAGCCATTACAGGGACAGGCCCAATTAGACACCCTTGACCTTCTTAACAGCCTCTATCGCAAGCATCTTCATTCCAAGGGCATTTGAATGGCTAACCTCTATATCAATAGCCTCAATTTCTGCAATAATCTTATCTTTTACAGCCTTAACAACTTTATGTGTACCGTTGCACTCAGGATATTCAGTTGAAAATCCACATCCACAGGGCATTATACTAACTCCTCTTTGTTGTAAATTGTATCGAATATATCTCCAAAAGATTTTTCTGGAAAATCATTAAAATGATATGTTCCATCATCCTTTATATGCCAACCACGCCAGCCATCTGGTTCGCACCACATAGCAGAAGCAACCTTCATACTCTCAGGATCGTCAAGTGTTCGTGAGATAGAGTTATAAAAATCAACCTCTGCAAAGATAGCAAGGCGAAGTTTTTCCCACGAGAAAATTAATCTTATTAATCTATCCATGCCTATGTGGTCCACCCCTTACTAACTCCCACTCACCTGTTTCTTTAGCAACAAAAACATCCCCTGTTTGTCTATCAACAAGCATATACTTTTCGGGGCATTTAGTCTTAAGTGTAACTATGACAGACTTCTCTAACTCCGCAAACTCAATTGCTGATCTACTCATGCTATTACTCCTAACAAAAATCCTATAATTATACATAGCAATCCAACAGACCAGTAATAAGTTCCCTGTATATAGTCTCGTGTTATCTCTTTAATGATATGAGATGGCACTTCAATTAGTTCATCTTCATTATTAACATCTTCAAAATAATATTTTTTCATGAATGTTCCTTTTTAATATGTCTGGAAAGTGTATCATGTGCAAATATTCCCCATCGCAACTCTATTTCTTTTTTACACAAATCACATATCACAAGTCTTTGGCTCATGTATCAATTGTACCCTATTGCCAACAATATGTCAATTATCGAAAGAAATACTGATATTAAGAATTTCTTTATATATTTTTTCTTCTTCTGTTAAATCAACATCTTTCATAATTTCCTTGCACATATTATAATGTTTTGAGGTTTTTGATGTTTTTAAAAATCTTGTGCCTGGTCTATCATGAATATTATCAACAAAAGAATCTGATATTTTTTCTATATTTAATTTATTGCAAAGATAATTTATGATATTGTCTACATTATCTAAATCTTCATATTTAAAAATAAGATCTACATGTTTTTTAGCATAATTAAAAAAAGAAATATATTCTTTTTTACATATTAAAATTAAATTATATATAGATTTTGGGTTTGGCTCATACTCCAGTTCCATAGCAAGCCTTGATACTATACAATCTCTTGGATTTCGTACTATTGTCAAAACCAAATCATAATTACCCACCAATTCAACGTGAGTCTTATTCAAAACAATTCCAGTTTTTTGAAGAAAATGTTCAACTAAGAAATGTGTTCCAGATCTTGGATATGAGGGCAAGAGAATCATATTTTAACCGATAGGGCTTCTGCTTCTTTGTAAAGTTCTATACAATCTGTCAAATCGAAATCTTTGTAATATTTAAATACTTCATCGTATAATGGATTATCAACAAAACTTTTTCTAAAATAGTCTTTTTTCATAGACGTTTCAATTACTTTTAATTGGTGGTTCACTATTTCTAAATTTACAGAACCATAGAAATGATCCCCAGTCTTGTCGCACATGAATTTAACAATTTTATTAATATTTTTAAAATCTTCAAGTTTAAAAATAATGTTGTTATTTTTTAATATTGAGGCGTAATTATTTTTATATGCTTCTATAGGATATAGCAAATCTTTAAAATCAGCAATTGTCTTATTATTTTCATTATAGTTATACGCAATTGAAAAAGAAACAATGCTATCAAGTGGATTTCTTATTGGAGAAAATACATTGCCATAACTATTTCCAGAAAATAACTCTAAGTCATGAACATTGTGAACTTTGCCATTGGACCCATTGTTATATGACAAAGTTAAAAAATTAGTGCCACTTCTTGGATATCCAAATACACAATTCACAATCTACCCCATATACATAAATAAAAAGTGTTTTTTACACACGTCAATAATTATGCCCGTACCCTTCTCTGGCTGGGTAAATTCTGCTTCATTTTCGCAGTAATGGCATTTCGATTTTTCTCTGGGCATATTTTTCATTATATCACCTTGGTTTAAAGTTCGGCGGTAAATAGAAATATCAAACCCCCTCTGACCTATACGGTCAATATGGTTTAGTATTCTAAATACTGCCTATTTATTATAG